TCTGACACTTGAATTGGCTGGTGGTCAAACAATGACTGGTGGAACAATTAAAATTTATGGAGAAAAATAATGACGAAATTAAATAGACCAGCAATTAGAATTCACGACTTAGCAACTAATGAAATAATTGATCGTGAAATGAATGATGCTGAATTGGCTCAATTTGAAGCAAGTCAAAAAGCAGAATTATTGCAAAAAGCCGAACAGGAAAAAAAGGCGCAAGCCAAGGCAACTGCCGAAAGTAAGTTAGCCGCACTTGGTTTGACTACTGATGATTTAAGGGCTTTAGGTTTATAGCACAATCTTGAGGAAGTGTGACAAATGAAACCTTGGCTTTCTAAAGCGGCAACGCAGTTTCGAGATCAAGTAAATGACTCATTCGCTGATCGCCGTAAAACTCTTGATGGATGGATTGGTGATCTGCGTCACTCAAATAGAGTTAGTCAGCACAATCCAAACGAGCAGGGTGAAGTCTGCGCATTGGACATTGACGCTCGCTTATCTGAGGAACAAGGAATTGCAATTTATTTGGCAGATCAAATTAGACTTGCAGCAAAACAAGGTGATCGACGCATTCTTTATGTAATTTTTATGGGCAAGATTTGTTCTGCGAAATCGTTTTGGCGTTGGGTCAAGTATCGCGGATTAAATCCCCATACAAAACATATACATATTTCATTCAAAGAAAACCAAAATGGCAAACCTTTTAACATACCACTACTAGGGGGAACAAATGAAGTTATCAAAAAAGCATAAGGCTGCAATCAAGTCTTATTTAAGAGCGGTTTTCGCTTCCGGAATAACTGTCGCGCTTGCGATTGTCGCTGACATCCATCCGGCATACGCAACACTCTTAGGCGCTATCGTCGCCCCTATTGCTAAAGCCGTTGACCCTTCCTCAGGTACTGAGGTTGACTACGGAATCAATGCGAAATAATGGACGCCGCTTCATGGGGTGGTTTAGCCGCCGCCGTCTCCGCCGTATTAACAAGTTTCTTTTTGGGTCTCCGTTATCTTATTAAAGGATGGTTGTGGACTCTAACCCCTAATGCTGGAAGTTCTCTTGCTGATCGTCTAGCAAGAATTGAAACTCGCCAAGAGGAATTACTGAGGATTGTCACCGATAGAAAGTAAACTGTACCTATGGCTCAAAAGAAAAAAAGAAAGATTACTCGCCGTAAAGGTAAGTATCAGCATGAGCAGGTTCTTACCCGCTTAGATAGTTACGCAATAAGCGTTCGTGAGTATTACTTGAGCCTAAGACGAGCAGGGTTTCCAGTAGATCAGGCAATGGGTATGTGTGATAAAAATACTTTCCCTGATTGGTTAACACCAACAACACCGGAGTTTAATCCTGTTAATCCTGACCATGACCCCTACGAGGACGAGGACTAAATTAAGCGAATTGTTCTGATCTCAGACCTTCAAATTCCATACCATGACCCAATTGCAGTTAGAAACCTTTCACGCTTTATTGCGAGATGGAAACCTCATCAAGTCGCAACCGTCGGAGACGAAATCGACCTGCCTCAACTTTCAAAATGGGAAAGAGGATTGGCGGGTGAGTTTGCTGGCACACTTGACCGAGATCGCAAACTTACTCAAAAGATATTAGAGCAACTCCAAGTAACCGACATGGTTCGGTCTAACCATACTGATCGTTTATGGAACTCAATCAAAACTAGGCTGCCCGCTTTTGGTGCATTACCTGAATTAAGGTTTGAAAATTGGCTTGGGCTTGACTCCCTTGGGATTAAATTTTGGCGTAAACCTATGCCTATTGCCCCGAATTGGATTATCCTTCATGGCGACGAAGGCACTATGTCTCAAAAGGGTGGTCAAACAGCCCTAGGATTGGCTATAAGGCATGGTAAGAGCGTAGTGTGTGGACATACTCACAGGGCGGGTCTTAGCGCAATTACGGCGTCCTCAGGGGGCAAAATAGGGCAAACCTTATGGGGTCTAGAAATCGGAAATCTCATGGATTTTAAATCTGCCCGTTACCTAAAAGGTGGGAGTGGCAATTGGCAACAAGGATTTGGCTTAATGTATGTTAAAGATACTAAGGTGACCCCTGTATTTGTGCCAATAGATAAGTCAGGCAGTTTCACCGTTGAAGGTAAAACCTACGGTTAACCTTTAGGGTTCGTTATCAAATCGTTATAAAACACGCCCGCGCTTCCTTTGTGAGTGTCGGTTCTTTGTGTCATCCTTTACTTATCCAAATTAACGGATTTGGTGTAACGGAAAGGAAAGCATGAAACTTACAGCCAAGGATTTTGAAAGGCTGATAGAAAGTCAAATGCAGTTTAAAGGCATTGACTGGGAAGTGCAGATCACTAGGTTTGATGATGAGCCTAATTTTCAGCATGAATATATTTACTGGGTTGAGAATAGCGCAGCCCTAGTATTGGCAATCAAATACCTAGAGCAAGAGGGTTTTGAGTATCAAGCCAATTATGATCTTAAATTTGATCAGCCAATAATCACTACTAATTATGCAGGGTCATGGCTGACAGTATGATCGAGGTAGTTGAGAGCGTTGCAACTTCCAAGTTTAAATTGGTTTACTTGGCAGATACTGACCAATACATGTCAACGACCGAAAATGTTTTGGGCAAGTTTAGTTCCATAGGTGAATCACCTGAGGACTCAAACCGGAGTTTAAGGGCAAAACTATACTCATTGATTGCAAGTTATATTGAAAAGGAAAGAGTCAAATCATGAATGCTGCACTATGGACAGTTGCTGGAATGTTCGTTGCGCTCGCTTTAGGCTTGATTTATGAGGCTTTGAAAGAGCATTACTACGAGCAAGGATTTTGGGCTGGTCGTTCCTCAGGATGGAAAGCCAGTTTAGAACACCAACAAAAACTACAACGAATGAAGTCAAGGGCGGTTTTTGACTATGAAAAAAACTGAGGACTTATTAGATGAAGTGCGGATTACTTTGTCGGACAGAGGTCATATCTACGGTAACGCGTCTCTCAATCACCGCCGTATATCCGAACTATGGTCGGGTTACTTTGACAGTTATATTTCGCCTGAGCAGGTCGCAATGTGCATGTTACTCGTCAAGGTTTCAAGACTCTCGCAAACCAGCGATCATGAGGACTCTTTAAAAGATTTGTTGGGATACGGTTTGATATATCATCAAATTGTGAGAGAAATGAGAGGTGAGGACGATGGGATTTAATATCAATGAATATGAGACGGTTGAGGTGAGACTTGGAAAGTTTATTGCTGATTATCCTGATTTTATGGTTCATACGCAGTTGCTTGAACATACTGAAAAACGCTTTATTGTTCTTGCCAAGATTTATAGAACATGCGTGGATAGCCAGCCGTTTGCTACTGGGCTTGCTTATGAAATCATTTCAGACAGAGGTGTTAATTCTACGTCTGCGCTTGAAAATGCGGAAACCTCAAGCATTGGAAGGGCATTGGCTAACGCAGGTTACGCCGCTAAAGGAAAGCGACCAAGTCAAAGTGAGATGGCTAAGGTCATTGCCGGAGAAACTGAACAAAAGACTTTTAAAGAAAAGTTAGAGTCTAGGACTTATGGCGCAGCCGGCTCAAGATCAGCCGCAGTCGAGGACTCTTTAAGGGCTGCGTTTGCAGAGGACAGAAAAGAACTTGCACAAACTGTTTGGTCAGTAGGTGAGGTGGTTGACTCATTACCGGCAAGTACGCCAATGCCTATGCCATGCGAGAAAGGTAAACAAACCTTGAAAGAGGGAATTTCAAAGGGTGGTAAGCCTTATTATGGTTATGTCTGCGGTTGTGGCAAACCTAAAGACCAACAATGCCCGCCTCAATGGGCTAAATTATCAGCCAATGGCAGATGGTATTTCGAAAGCGAGAACAATGGGTGATTTAGAGATGATTGACCCAAATGGAGTCAGAGCAACATTTACAGATAAAGGCATTGAAGTTGACATTGTGCCTTCAAATGAGTGTTGCGAGATTTGTGGAGACGCTCGAATGCTTACTCATGAGGATTATGTCAAATGCTTTAGGTGTGGCTTCGAGGACTATTTACAAAACCGCAATGATTATAGACCTAACTAAGGATGAGGTTAGGGTGGCTACCCAACTTGCCATTGAAAGATGGCTTGCCAAATGGGATTCCGTCGACCGCCCTAACTATGCTGAAGGTAAGGCTAATAACAAACTTGAGCATGAGGTATTGGCAAACATAAGAGCCAATGTCTGCGAGTGGGCTGCGGCTAAATTCTACAATCTTTCTTGGAATGTGCCTTGGTATCCCAACGAGTTACACAACAGGCGCTTTCAATTGAGTGACATAGGTGAAGGCATAGAGGTTAGATCGGTTAGGACTAGAAATTCCGTTCCCTTTTGGCAGAAAGATTGGGGCAAAACAATCGTTGCTACAAAGTGCATGGATGAGGAAAAGTTCTCTCAAGTCTTTGTTTTCGGTCATGTCGAAGCAAGTCATTTTGCCATAGATGATTTATGGGATGAGTCAATTAGTGGTTGGCGTATCCCATTAGAGTTGTTTGAGTTAGATGAGCCAACACCGTAAGCACCGAGGATATAGGACTCAAAAGGTAGTTGCTGAGTACCTGAGAGTGTGGTATCCGTATGCTGAGCCTACCGGTGCAGGGCGTCAAGGGAGTGACATTCTTGGAACTCCCTATGACATAGAGGTTAAGGCAGTAACAAAATTTAGTCCTTTAGCGTGGATTAAACAGATAAAAGAGCGTAAATCCGATAAACTCTCATTCATAGTATTACGCTGCAATGGGCAGGGTGAGAAGGTTGAGGACTATGTGGTCTTGCTTCCAATGGGTCAGTTCATGGGATTATTAAATGACTGAGCCTATTCGGTGCGCTTGCGGT